AATTGTTTATTGTTTAATCGCATGTAATTATTTATCATAAATAGTATTGTTATGTCATGCATAAAAATAATATTAAACTTTCAAAATGAATTAAGACTCCATCACTGGGGTACACAATCTTATCCAATACACAAAGCGTTGGGTAAAGCATATGAAGCCATAGATGATCTTTTAGATACCTTTACTGAAACCTATATTGGTGTTTATGGGAGAGGTGAGATTTATAATATAAAACAATTAGAATTTAATGGACCGGAAGACATTGATCCTAAAACAATTTTAGATTCTTTTGAAGATTATTTGATAAATGGTTTACCAAAAGAAATTGATGAACATCAAACAGCTCTTTTGAATATAAGAGATGAGATACTGGCAACAGTCCAAAAAACAAAGTATCTATTGACTTTGAAATGAAAAACAAAAAGAAAATAATAAACAAAAAAAGAAAACCTACAGAAAACTACAGTTATTATTTTGCAGCGCACGTGGATTCCACTGGGGAAGTTACCCCGCTACTGTTGACCGACAGAGAATTTGTTTCAGCAAAAAAAAGAGCAAATAAAAATCAAGAGGATGTTCCGATAGACTTCATTGTATTTAATCAAGCTCATAAAAAATAAGGAGTTGTTATGAAAATCCCAGAGCTAGTTTATGAAATTCGCAACTTGGCTCGCAAAGAAGAAGATCCAGTCAAAAAGGATCTTTTTTATCAATGCGCCAAATCCATGGAAATTCTTGGAAATATTGCAAAAATTTCCGATCTCGCTGTTGCTGAACATAGGTCAGCAGAAAAACCTTCCATAGAGACAGACACAGAAATAAAATGGAATGTGGATGATGTGACTCTTAAAATGCTAGAAGAGCACATAGACTCATTAGTTCATTACAATTTTATGGAAAAAGATGACCGTTGGCCTTATGGTAATGAAAAATTTACCAAATTTATACCACAATACTTAAAATCTCAAAGAGTAAACGACTCTAATATTGAGTAAATTTTGGGTGGAATAGATCTGTGACTCAAAACTGCCATATTTGATGGCATAATTTTGAGAACATACTTGCTAAAGTATGGGCTTTTCTTATAAGTTCCATATTTTCTGGTTTTTTCCATCAAAAAATGGGTGTAGATATAACAGTTTGCGCGCTTTGCATAAAGTTTTTTGTCAATTTTAAGATTAAACTCATCAATCAACTTTAAAGCACGCTTTTCGCAGTCTCTTTCCATTGCTCTAACAAGCAAAAAGGCTCTTTTTAAGGTTTTTTTGTTATATTCTCTGCCGTTAAACCAATTTTCTACAATTAATCCCGCTTTGTCAGACTTTGTATAAACCTGAACTTGGTTTATGTATTGCAAAAAGTGGGCGTATTCGTGGACTAAAGTTTGCAAAAAATATTGGTTGTTACCGGCAATTTTTATTACTTTTTCAATTTCATTGAAATAGCCTTCACATCGACCGTGTCCGGTATTGACGAGCTTTCCACGGCCAATGATTAGTTTCATGCCGTATTCTGCAAGATGTTGTTTCACAAATCTTACAAACTGATGGTGGGTCTTTGCCACGTAAACCTCCTCAGTCAACAATATTTAGTATATAGATATTAATATGTTGGACAATAGATATAATACACCAAATAATGCCATTGACACAATAGTTTATGGCGATTTATTGTACGATGATAAATCTAAAATAACTTGCGCAGATCCAATTATTGGTTATTTTTTTGCTACGGGAATAATTAATCAATTTTTTGCAATGAAGCCTCCAAAAAATTCCAGTGAACAGACTATAAATGAACTTTTATTTTTAGAGAGAGTTACTGCAAATGCAACAAAAGAAGAAATTGAATTTGCAATAAATGCAGAAATTGATGAAAAAAAATGTTATGTCAATTTTTGCAAAACATTTTTAGGATTAAATTTAAAAACACAATTTTTTCATAAACTTTTTAATCAAAGCGATCCAATTTTAATGTTACTGAAAAACCATTTTAATAGAGCGAGACCATACCAAATTGCTCCCTATTATGGAATACAACTTAAATTCAATGTGCCATCGGAAGCTATGCACCCCGCATATCCTTCTGGACACGCACTTGATTCATTTATAGTTAATAAGGTTTTAACAAATTTTAAACCAGAAAAAAGTTTAGAAATAAACAAATTTTGTAACGATATGGCTTATAGTAGATACGTTGCAGGTCTGCATTATCCATCTGATAACGAAATATCTAAATTTTTGGCAGATACATTATTTACACACAATTTGATAAAAATACCAAATAATATTTGACATACAAAAATATTAAGCCATAATGGTCTATCTCTTTTAGAAAGGAACCATATGGAGATTACTAATGTTGACCGTCCGACCAAGATTCAAAGAGTTTTTGATTATATGCGCAGAGGGACGCCTCTGAGTGCATGCGAAGCTCGCAAGCGTTTCCGAGTTGGAAATATGCGTGCAACGATGCATGACCTTCGTGAGGCATTTGATCGTTTTGATATGAACTACACTGTAGTTCGCGAGCTTCGTAATGGTCGTACTTATTATCGTGTAGCGCGAAATCGCTCACGATAATAAAAAGACGGTTTGTGAAAGACCCTCGCTTCGGCGGGGGTTTTTTTTATTGTATTGTAACTTGCAGTCCTAATAAAGTTGGACCAACAAGTTCAATATAAATTGAACGTGAACTTGTTTCTGTTTTAGTATACAAAATGCCCGACTGATCAAAACCGGGTACACCGAGCAAGTAAATGTTTTCTGTCATTGGAACAGATTTTGCTGGGTCTATGTAATAATTTACAGCAAATCCTTTCAATGAAGGGTGACTAAGATCGATTTTAAATCCGGTATCTATTGTAAAGTTTAATTCACTAGTAACTTGCAAGGCTCCATTTTCGCCATTGTTTGTTTTTAACAAATAAACATAAGATTCATTATAATTTCCACTTGGATCGTAATTTCCAGCCGTAAATTGATCTATGTAAACGAATACCGAAGCATCGTAAGGCAATGCTTTATCGGCAGTAGAGGCACTAAATCCTATATCATAAAGTCTTGAACATGATAGGGATGGAACCCATTCAGCCGTATAAGTTGAAGTTTCATATTGAGATCTCAAAAATGCTTGAAGTTGGTTTTGATTTTCAAAACAACTAATTTGATTGCCCAATGAATCATAAACAACGTAGCAACCTATTTGTCTTCGGCTTTTTGATAAAATCTCTGGGTTGGCGTTTCCGCGCAAATAATGGTTATAAGTAATCCCCGATATTGCTAAATTTTCATTTTGAGCTGTAGAAGTCAGATAAACAAGTTCGCGGTTATCTTTTAATTTTATTACTGAATCAATTTTTAGCTTTCCTGTATTGGTGGAAGAGCCACCAACTTCTACGTATTCTTCTTTGCCAAATTGATTTCCAATTATACCAAGACTTATAAAAGATTTACCAGCATTAATTGTTAAATTATTTTCTATGTAATTGTGCGCTGTTGCACCACCACTATATCCAGAACTATATTGAGGGGCGTTTACAAAGTTATTTGCATTATAAAATTTATAGTTTGTTAAACTTGTAAATCCAGATTGTACACCCCCGACTATTAATTTATCATTGCCTGTCAAAGATTCAAAACGAAACACACCACTTGGATCTACAGTATATTCATAATTGGGATCATAATAAGAAGCATCTGAAAATGCAAAAGTCGTTCCAACCGGAGTGTTTTTAAATAATTTTTTAAGATAAGTTAAATCAGAAATATTAAAAGAGCCAGTATAGTCTATAAAACAACTAGACCCTATTAAGGATACATTTGGTTTTGAAGAAATAAATCCCTGTGAAAAGCTTGGATCAAATGTAGAACCTCGTATATTGGTTCCGTAATTGATAAGTGTTTTACAAGCATTTAATGCATAAGACAACATATTATGAGGCCATGTATGTGATTACTTGTGTGCCTGTGTTTGATACTGCAAATATTTTATTTGTATTTTGAATATTTAAGAATACATCCTCACCAGGATCTAAAGCATACCCATAAGAGGATCCAATCAAGCCAGATGTATTTCCGAGATATATAAAATCTGTATTTGTTGAAAGAGCTTTTACATTGATACCAGCCAAGCAAGTAAACCCAGAACTGTCCATTTGAAGAACTGCAGCTGATGTTGGAGAAATTCTACCTGTTTTAAATGTGGTTGCTCTTCCAACTCCAAGAGCACTAAAATCTGTTCTTAAGCCGACCACTTGGCCATAAATAGCAGTTATGCCATCTGTAATTTGAGTATTAGAAATACCAACTGTATTTCCTACGGTAACAGCAACGGCAGTAGCACCAGAAATACCCGCTACAGTTACAGTAGCTGGAATGGTAGCTTCAAATGTGGCTCCTGTGATTGAAACTTTTAGTGCATCACCATTTGTTCCTATTGACCATCCGGTAGAACCAACTAACTTTACAAAGATAGATGTGGCTCCAGAGGGTCCGTAGCAAGAAATAGAGTCTGCAGTTGTGTATAATTTACCACCAGTAATTTCTATTTGGCTACCTGTATATGTTTTAACAAATACAGGGGATGCAGTAGAGCCTGTTGCTATGATTGTTCCGCTAACAGGAAGAGGATAACCACCACCGGTTCCCTGTACTGTTACAAGACCACTAAATCCAGAAATTGTGGCTGTAAGTCCGCTTCCGAAACTAACTGGAAGTGGGTTGGTTGATGAAGCTAAAGTAGCTACACCAGTTATTCCATATGCTAGTTTAAAAATTTGATAGTGGGCTGTTACACCAGCAAATTGTGCTACGTCTGTAGCAATTGCAGCAGTAAGACCAGAAGTTTCAATAATAATGTTTTCGTTGTTGTCAGAAGCCATTTGTTATCCTATAAATAGTTCTAGAATATTTAGCAGTGAATAATGATTGCTCTTTTTAGTTTAGCCCGTATATTAATATAAGGATTACACATGTATATAGATGATTCGGCAAAAGAAAAATTTTCAAATAAAGTATTACAAAGAGTTTTAAAAACAAAATTATCCTTTATGGATTGTATTTTAGAACTAAGCGAGGAAATGGGAATAGATCCTACCGCTGCTGGTAAACTTTTAACTAAACCTATTATCGAAAAGATTGAGCAAGAAGGTAAAATGCTCAATATTTTAAAAAATAAAAAAAAGCCAAAATTACCAATTGACTAACATATTAGTTGGCTTATAATTAAAGTAGAAAGGCCGAGGTAGATCCTCGGGATATTAATATGGCAAGTTTTTCAGATTTTAAAAAGAAAAGTAAGAACTCAGTCGCAAATTTAACAGAGCGTCTTGAAAAGATGACCTCCAAGGAAAGCTATAAAGACGAAAGGGTTTGGAAGCCCGGTATCGATAAAGCAGGTAACGGCTATGCGGTTATCCGTTTTCTTCCAGAAATTGCTGGCGAAGATACCCCCTTTGTTTCTCTTTATAGTCACACATTCAAGGGCAAGGGTGGATGGCTTTATGAAAACTGCCCCACGACTATTGGTGAAAAGTGCCCAGTTTGTGCAGCAAACACCGAACTTTGGAATAGCGGTATCGAAGATGATAAAAACATCGCTCGGAACCGTAAGCGTAAGCTAACTTACATTTCTAATATTTTGGTAATTGAAGATCCTGCAAATCCAGAAAACAAGGGTAAGGTGTTCCTATACCAATATGGCACGAAGATTTTTCAAAAAATCCAAAGTCTAGCTCACCCGGAATTTCAAGATGAAGTTGCTGTAGACCCATTTAACTTTTGGACTGGAGCTGATTTTAAGCTAAAGATCCGAAACGTTGGTGGATATGTAAATTACGATAGAAGTGAATTTGCATCACCTGCACCTCTTTTTGGTGGTGACGATAAGAAACTTGAGGAGCTTTGGAAAAAGCAATATCCTCTCAAGCCATTTATTGATAAGTCTCAATTTAAGAGCTTTGATGAACTTAAAGAGAGATTCAAGAAAGCTGTTGGTGATGATATTCGTTCTCAATACACTGAATCTAAGAGTGTTGAGGATGATGTAGAGGAACCATCAATTACAGAAGCAGAGGAAAAAGATCCACTGCAATACTTCTCCGAAATGGAGAATGAGTGAGAAAAGCCCCGAAAGGGGCTTTTTTTATGACCATAAAAATTTTTGACTTGTTCTTTTTACTTCGTCAGCAAAGAAAAATGCATCACCATTATATGTTGGTCTAATTTCTGTAAATCCTTTTGGATCTTTACCCTTTTCCATTACAGCAGATACTGAACTATAGAGATTTTGAAGTGCAGGATTTATAGTTCCAGTCAACTGATTTAAAACATTTTGAAATTCTTTTTTTGAAACATTTTGAGGTTCAATTGGCTTTTCTAAAACAACTGATGGTGCTGTTAATTTTAAACTGGCAGAATTGTTGAATGGTGGTATATATTGGCCACTGGCAGACAAGTTTTGAAAGTTATTGTTTACATTTGACTGCTTTAAATCTTCTTCTGAAAATTTAACTTCGCCTAATGTTGTTGTTGCTTTTTCTGTATTTGAAAAAAGCATATCTGGCTCAATTAAATAATTTTGAACTACTTGCTCAACATTTATAGTTTCTTTTGTTGGTTCCGGTAATCCCGTATTGTTTGCTTCCATATTTTACCTACCAAATTGCTGTGACATTTTTAATTGACTTTCTTTTTGTTTTTCTTCAGCCAAAAGATTTATATAAATTTCTCTTTCCCAAAACATCATATTTTCAATATCTTCGATTGACCATTTGTAATAATTTATCAATGAAAAATTAGTTTTGTAGTAGTCAAATAGGTCTATGAAGTTTGAAGCCAAGTAAAAAAATTTAGTGTACCTGACACCTCTCTTTCTCCATCTTTTGCTGGAATAGAAAAATATAGTTCAGGTTGTTTTTTTGATATTTCTTGAATATCCTTGATTAAGGAATATGGTAAATTTTCTATAAGTTCTTTTAGAGTGTCAGGAACAAAAGTACTTAAATTAAATATTTCATTTTTTATTATTATTGTGTGTATGTATTTTTTAAGTACTGAGTGTTCGTCATTAAAATCAGAATTTAGTATTGTTTTTATTTGTGGTGTTTTTATTACAGCATAAACACCATCTTTTATTAACAAATTTTGTTCTGTTGGGGTATTGCGGCATTTGATATCATCAATGTTTATATTGTATTTTTCTTCACCAATTTTAATATTTATTAGTTCGCCAACACTTTTAGATCTTATTTTTAAATACAAGTATTCTGCATCTGCAAGACAAAGTTCTTCAATATTAATTCCCTTTGTATTTGCCTTTAGCAAATTTACCATTGCAATTAATGAAAGTTTTTTATTTTGTTCATTTAAAATAATTGAGATGTTTTTTGCATCTTTAACTTTAAATGGAATAAATAAAACTGTTTTTCCTGAAACAGGCAAAATAGTTTCATAAGTGGGACTTAATGAATCTATCAATGTTTTAATATCATCTTTATCCATAATTACTATTAACCTTCAGGGCTACTGGGTGTTTGTATTCCTATAGTTTGAACAAAATCTCTGTATGCAAATGTAACAGCATATTTTAAATATTTATCGGTAAAGGCCATACTCATTTCTATTGGTTGTGTCTCTACAGGAAAAACTTCATAAAATGTTATTGAATTATTAACACCACCATTTGGATTTAACATATTTACAGTCATTGTGACTGGCCTTACTGCATCATTGTAATATGGAATTTTATATACATTTAAAGGATTACCACCAGCTTGGCGGGGGCTTTTATAAAAGTAAGAAAACCAATCATTAAAAAATTTAATAAGATGATGGTCATTTGTTACGGGAAATATTAATTGAACACCAAATCCACCGCTAAGTAAATCTTGGCTTCTTGGCACAAACCTACCAAAACCAAAACCATTTAAATTGTCTTGTACAGTGTTTAGTGCTCTTGGTCCTAAAGCCATATATTCGGCCTGTACAAACCCATCAGAATTATCACCAATAGAAATACCTCCGGGTAATCCAGCAAAGGAGACGGAAAATCTATTTGCCAATTGTAAACCATTATGGTTTTCAAAATATGTTTTAATTGAAGTTATTGGATTAGTTGGCGTTGGCATTAGTAAATATTTCTTTTTCTGTTAAAATTTTAAATTCCATATTGTTTTTTAAAGAATAATTTTTTGCAGCTTCCCATTTTGCGGTATTTACAATCCATGTAATTTTTTCTTTTTTGCTGCTATTTTCTTTTAATACCAATTGTTTTGATGGTTTTACTTCAAGTAACCAAGTTTTTACTTTACTTCCATCATTAAATTGAACTAAAAAATCGGGATAATAATTGTGTATCTTTTGGTCTATTGGGCTTAAATATGGAATAACTATTTCTTCAGAAGACCATTTTAATATGTTTTTGTTTTCATCTAAAAATTTGCAAACACGTCGTTCCCACAAAGATCGGCATACAATATTATTGGAATCACCAATATATTTTTTTACATTTTTGGGTTTAAATAATGTTTTATATGCCATAAAATTATTTAGGTAATTTTCACTAAATAGTAATATAATGGCAGCAACAATATACCAATATCCAATTTCTGGTAGTGATCCTGCACAGGAAATACCACATTGGTTAAGATTTTTTGCAGCTCCTTATAGTTTGCAAGCTGCAGACAGAACCAGATCAGGCATTTACAATAGAGCACAAGTGCAAATTGTTTTGCCTTTGCCCAAAGAACCTGGTTATACAGTTCGTCACGAATTTGGTGAAGGTACAAATCCAGTGGGCCCAGTTTTATCTATGGCTGCACTTAATAACTCTGGTGGTGATTTTGAACTTTTGTGGAATAGAATCATAGATCCAGCAAAATTTCAAAATGAATATATGTATGCTACCACAACTTATAGGAGATTTTCTAACGTAACAGAAGCGACTATGGTTTCCGAAGCAAGAAAAGAATATAATTTTGAATATATTTTTGTTCCTAAATCTGAAGCAGAAAGTGAAGCTGTCAGGGGAATTGTTGGCAGTTTTAGAAAAGCATCCTATCCACAAATTGTTCCAGGTTTACCTGAAAGAAGTTATCCACAGCCAATTTGGACTTTAAGAGTTTCTAGAGGAAGACCTTTAGGACAAAGTGGTTTGGAAAATGATCTTAATTATACTGCAGATTGGCTTGGAGAACCAATGCCACTAGTATTAACTTCAATGACTGTTAAATATAGTGATGCTGCCGATTCTGTTGTAAGAACTTTGCCAAATGGTAGATCAAATCTTACTTTACTAGGATTAACATTTAGAGAATTTGAAACTGGTACATATAATCCAAATATTTCTGGTGATGGTGGTCAGGGTGGATTGCAATCGAAGTCTGAAATAATATTGTAATAGTGAGTATTAGATGAATTATTCAAAAAATTTACCGAAAATAGAATATACAACCGAACTGGGAGATATAAAGGTTACAGACATATCTTCTTATTATGTTTTAGATTCAAAAAATAGAGAAACTGCTTTAATTGATGTATCGTCAAATACAACTCTTTTAGAACTTGCTAATACTGTTTATTCCGATATCGAAAGTTATTGGCTTTTCTTATATGCCAATGATACTTTTAATCCATTTACTTTGTTGAGTCCAGACACAGTTGATTTATTAGATGAATACAGCATTAATTCAGAAATTAGTACAATAAATACTTTAACAAATCAAGATGTAATCGTAACTGAAGGTTCTTTGGTATTACCATATATTGCAAACTCTGGTCCAACTTGGCAATATGGGTCAACCGGAAATTTTAGCTTAACAGGTGGATTTGGTTTTGTAAAAAGTTATAACCCATTTACCAAAAATACAATTGTAGAAACTTATGGTGGCATTTCATTTGGTCTCAATCAAGATGTAAATTTTATAGTAAATGGTAGCACCTATTCGTACAAAGGTACGTATGGAGGTGCTACAAATAAAATCAATTATATTCAAACACAGACAGATGCAACAAAAGAAGTTAAATACAAAACATTTGGCAATTTACAAGTATTTGGTGCATTGGAAGATGATTTGCCTATTACATCCGGAGAAAACTTTGGCCTCCCTGGTGTAAGTCAGGCAATAACTTATAAAGAAGCGGCTCAAACTACAGATACAAATATAAAATACTTTTTACCTTATACATTTAATTCTTTAAATTTTACAAAAGTTGAACAAAACTATATCGTTTAATTATGACATTTTCTCCTACAAATCCTTTATCTTCACCAATTAAAAGTATCAGCCTCGGTTCTTTGGTTATAACACGCCCAAATACGATTTGTCAATTTGAAAAAATTGAATTTAGTGAAAGTGTTTTTGATTTGTTTCCTAGTGGGTGTCTAACTGTTAGGGATTTAGATGATGTGGTAACATTTGTCAATAGATTATCAACAAATCCAATTGACAAAAAAATTGTCATTGAATATTTGAATGGAGATCCAGCAGAAACATTTTATATCAGTGGTGTTTCTTATTTAAATAATGCAGCTTCTCAAACAGAAGAAAATTTTGTTGGAATTAATTTTACAAATAAATTGTTTTTTGTAAATCAAAATATTTCTACAACCAATTTAGTGTCATCTTATACTTTTCCTCAAGTATTAAATATAGAAACATTTTTAGAAACACTAACAGATAAAATAAAAATTAGCACGGGTTTGAATAGTGGTGTGGATGCTGTGAAATTAATAAATTGGGGAAATAAAAAGTGTTCTAATGTTATTACATATAGACCAATAAATCCACTTAAAGAAAAAATTGAAGAATTAAGCGAAAACCCAATTCAATATATGAATTATATTACTAGCTTGGCTTGTGAAAATACAAGCAAGAAACCAAGATTTTTATTTTGGACTGGATTCAATAATCAAATAAATTTTAAATATTTTACTGAAAATGCATCTGGCGAATCTACGTATGGGTCTTATGCAATTTTTCCACAAGATACCCCAACAAACAGTGCTGGAAGAAAAAAGATTTATGTTCTTACAACAGCACCAGCAGCACAATATTTAAATAGACAATATTACTACATTAGAAAAACACCAAAAATTTTAAATAAACCCGAAGCAGCATCAACAGAAACTCAAGAAGTTTTACTAATAAATCATCAATTTTTAGATGATGGTAAAAAATACGATATCGAAATTGTTACTGAATCTGGTGTGGTGTCCAATCTTTCTGGTACTATTGGTTTAAGTGATCTGGAGTATGAAAGAAAACACTTCGGCTACTATCAACAAAATGATTCTTTTACCCCTTATTCCAATTCAACACTATTAGGAATGGAATATGGAAACAAAAATGCATATGAAAATAAAAATTTAATGGGAGTTGCTGATCCATATCCATTCATTGACAATCCGGAAATGTGGAAAAATATGTGGGATATGACTCCAGTCCACCCAAACCAGGGGTCGTCTACATCTGGAACAATAAATGGTCCAAATACAAATTTACAAAAAATTTATAAACTGAGAAATGATACAAAAACAGATACAGCAAAACTGGATCAAATAAGAGATATTGAAATTCAAAACTTTGTATATTATGTTCTTTGTTGTTTGCGTAAACCTGTAATTGAAGAAGAGGAAACTTTTTTTGCTTGTATTACAGGATGGGAACAAGATGTAAATAATGATGTAACTGGTGTCAATAATGAACCTTTAGTCTATAGATATAGGTGGAAACGGATAGGTGTAAACCTTCCAAGTGAAATAACTAATTTTGATAATTTTAATTATCCAGAATATAGTCCCTGGAGTCAGATGGATGAGGGTTCTAATAATTATCTTAACACTTTGGCAATTAATTTAAATGAAAGAAAAAATAGTTTAGAATATTATGGTCCGGGGTGGTATGCTGAAAATTTAAATGAGCCTGTTTTTGATGGTTCGATAACTTATAGACCTGTTGGCAACGATACAGGCGAACTTGAAACTTTTCAAAATCAATCTAGCTGTTTGCATATTGTATTAATGAGAAAAATACCATATATACAAATTATTTTAAATTCTAAAAATTATGAAAGTGCAATTGGTGCAGACAGAGACCGTTTATTGGAATATATAAAAGCTTCTGAGGGAAAATATTTGTATTGCTTTGAACTATCTAATATTACAGACGGTAAATGCAATGAGGTTACATAATTAAGGAGATTTATGGCAGAAAGATTTGACGGCTTTGCACAACAAATAAAAACAGTAAATGCCACCGAGGTGCAAACTTTAATATACCCACCCGGATCGCGTTCAACTTATGAATGTGCTAATCCTTTTATTACTAGAGGTTTGACAACCGGTGCTTTAAGTTACGAAGATTGTTTAGCAAATGAGTTATATGGTTCTAAAGTCCAAGACATTGTGGATAACATTACAGGATTTAATCCAAATTGGTCTGGTCCGCCATCTTTAATAGACCCACAGCCAAACCAAATTGACAGTCCTTTAATTGGTGAAAAGTCTCCAGAATGTGAAAAAATAGAAAGCGATCTTGGAGCAAGTTGGAAAGGTTGTTTTTGGGCTGCTCCTGACTCAATAATAAGCTGCGAATGTCCTGAAATTGGAAGTAAATATCTTGATTATTTAAAATTAAGATTAAATGTTGCTACGTTTTGGAATACACCAAAAGAAACTCCAATAAAAAGAAAAAGGTTTTTGGATGCAATTACATATGGTCCAAAAGTAACTTTAGTTGTAGCTGCAGATTTAAAACTTAGACCGGGAAATGTTATTGATATTGCTGTAAATGCAATAAGCGGATATAGCACATCTACATCAACATCTAGTTTAAGCAAAAAGTATTATGTTTTATCTACAAAACATACATGTACAAACAGTGGAGTTGGAGAAACTTCCGTTACTGCCGTCGAATTGCTTTACTAAATATTAGGATGGCAACGTACAGAGATTTTAATATTTTGGGATATAAAGTTAGCACTGTAGCTTCTAAAAAAGATATAGGAGTTGTTAGTGGGTATAACTCTATTGTTCAAAAAATTGAAAATGTTTGTAAAACACAAAAGGGAGAATTGCCGTCAAGTCCTTATTTGGGGTCTAACTATTATAATCTTATTTTTGATCCAGTTAGCAATAAAAGTTTTACTGAAACAGATTTAGAAAATTATATAGAAGACGCTATAAAAGAAATAAACAATGTTAAAACTTTTATTTCGTATATTGATGATACAAAAATAATAGTAGACATTGCATTTGAAAAATCAGAGTATTTAAAACAACAAAAAATGAAATGCACAATTGAGGTCCCATTACAATGACTTTAAATTTTAAAAATTTAGATGTAGCTTCTTTAGATTACAATGATATTGTTCAATCTTTAACTACATTTTTAAAATCAGAACCGACTTTAGCAGATTTAGATTATGAAAATAAAGCCAGTGCGGTAAATATGCTTGTAAATATTTTGGCTACAGCTACTGCATACAATGGAATTTATGCCCAAATGGGTTATAAAGAATCTTTTTTAAGTACCGCTACACTTTTGCCCTCTATTGTTGGTTTAGCTTCGAACTCGTCTGTTTTACTAGAAGTTAAAAAATCAGCATCAACTACAAGAAATGTAATTGTATATGGCGCAACTTTATCAGCATATACTCCATTTCAAGCAACTAGCACAAGCGGATCGTCTTTATTGTTTTTTAACACCGAAGAACTTCCTGCAAATGCAATTGACACAATAACTTTTTACTGTGGTACGGAGGCAGTTGAATATACAAACTGGGATTTTACAACGCAATCAATGGCACTGCCGCTAACTGTAGATCCTTCTACAATTACAATGAAAACCGTAGACTCTTCTGGAAATTTGATACAGTGGGAAAAGGTTGATAAATCTAATATAGCATTAACCACCACAGGTTATTATTTTACAGTATTAAACACAGTTAACGGATATTTGGTTACATCAAATTTGCCAGAATCTTTTAATCTAACTACAGATTATACAGTTTCTTGTACGGCAGTAATATCAGATGGATCAGCTGGCAATGAAAGTACAATACAAACTAGCAATTCTTATCTAGGGTTTTTAACAATAAACACTCCGACTGGAGGTTACGATAACCTTTCTGTTGGATTGGCTAGATCAAAAGTTAATTTTGCTGCTACTGCACAACACAGGTGTGTCACATTAAATGACTTTAAAACTGCAATTCTTGCTTCTGGAATAGTTATAGCAAGTGAGTCTAATGTTACTGTAGCAAACGCAGATGAACCATCAACAATAAAAGTATATGTTGATGGTGTTACTGACACAACAATAATATCCCAACTTATGACTTATATTGCAGAAAGAGCCGTTGCGGGAATTAACGTAATTTATTCTCAATAAAAAATGATTTTATTATTTAACAAAATTCAAGTTTCTTTAGAGATAAAAATAAAACAGATGGTCGAATCTGTTCAGGCTATTCTTGGTTCTAATTTTTATAATCTTTCAGGAAATCCTTGGTTTGGCGATAAACTAACAGTTAAATCTTTATTTCCAAATTGGATTTATAAAAAAGCAGAACAAGATTCTTCAAACGTATTGATTGTCCAAATAGTAAAATCTTATCTAAGATGGCTTTTTAGTGAAGATTATGGATATGGTGGTAAAGTTGATTGGGAAAATATACAATGCCCTTTTTCTATTAAAAATAAATTTTTAGAAGCTTTAGCTGATAAATATTTTCCTTATGAAGATTTTTCTTCAACCTCAGACTTAAATGATTTGCTTCCAAATATTAAAAAATTTGCATTAAATGTTGATGAAAATTATTTTAATATAAAAGGTAGTTGTGATTCTGTAAAATATGTTTTAACTACACTTTTAAATCTTCCAATTTCACAATGCAAAGTTCAAACAGGAAGTCCTGGTTTTATGATTGTTAGGGCAAATGTTCCAGAAAAATATAAACCATTTTTAAATAGATCAGTTTATCCAGCTGGAACTTATATTATATACGAAACTCCATGATAACAAAAATTATGATGTTTGCTATGTCTATAGCCTCTCGGGGCAAAGACAATAATAAAATTGGTGATGATGTTAAAAAATTAAGATATGTTTCCTGCTTTGGTTTAGACAATCTTTCACCATGCCATATGCTGAAACAAAGCAGTAAATCAAATTTTTATTATTGTGGTGGTTGTGGTTGCGGTGACCATAAACACACATGGCTTTTGAGAGAACCAGGCGTATATTCAAAACTTGATTATCCATATTTAACTTGTCCCCTCAAAATGCCCGGGTTTACAAATTATGATCCCCACTCCCCCGAAGAAAGCATTAGCAGAAAACGAAAAGTAGAAAACATGGATCCTCAAAATATTCAAAAAGTACAACTTACAGTTTCTGTTAACAAACAAAAAGAAGAGATGTTTGATAAAATTAATAAAATAATTGAAAATTCATAAATAATTTTATGGCAGCAACAACCCGTCAAGAATTCATCGATTACTGTTTTAGATCACTTGGTGCTCCGGTTATTCAAGTAAATATAGATCCCCAACAGGCTCAAGACCGTTTAGATGAAGCGCTGGAGTATATGTATGAAAGGCATTTTGATTTTAATCAAAGAGCTTTATTTTTGTATCAAATATCTCAAAGCGATGTTGCTAACAAATATTTTGATACTACAACATTTGGAAGTGCTGTGGGCGCCCAGCCAAAATATGATCCAACAACAGGTGTTACTGGTGATTGGCCCCTTGCAACCGACATAAGAACAATCACTAAAGTCTATAGACCATCTGATGTTTCTGGTGATTATATGTTTGATCTGCGTTACCAATTGACCCTTTTTGATTTCTTTGGTCTTTATTTTAATCAAGGTGGATTAAACATTGGTCCAATGGCCAATTATATGGAATCAATGAGTTATTTGAAACTTGTAAATGATGTTTTTAATTATCCAGTTTCATACACTTATACAAGAACAACAGATAGATTAACTTTGGATATGGACAACTCTACTTTAATTCCTGGTTCATATTTATTGGTCGAAGCTTATGTGCAAATAGATCCAAACCAATATCAAAAAGTTTGGCAAGACAGAGTATTTAAAAAATACTATACAGCTCTTTTAAAGAAGCAATGGGCTCAAAATTTAATGAAATTTGCTGGAGTTCCACTACCCGGTGGGGCGCAGCTTAATGCTGCGGCAATCATGGCTGAAGCGGTAAATGAACTCAATACGATTGAAGTAATGCTGACTAAGACTCAAGAATTGCCACCTGATCCACTTATAGGATAAACTTTGAAAAACCCATACTTTCAAAATTATCAAGGTGAACAAGATTTAGTAGAAGGAATAACTATTGAAATTATTCAAGCTACTGGTGTGGATTGTTACTACATTCCAAGAGACTATCTTTCGATTGATAAAATTTTTGGTGAAGACCCTGGTTCTTATTTTGACAATGCATATGTTTTAGAAATGTATCTTCAATCATTTAAAGGCTTTGAAGGAAATGATGTAATTACTCAGTTTGGTTTGGAAATAAAAGACAAAGTAAATTTAGTTTTTGCTAGAAAAAGATTTAAGCAAGAAGTAACAGATAAAAACAGTTCAATCACAAGACCCCGCGAAGGCGATTTAATTTATTTTCCACCTTCAAAATCATTATTTGAAATAAACTTTGTAGAACACGAAAATCCTTTTTATCCACTTGGAAGATTGTATTCTTACTTTATAACAGCAGAACTCTTTACTTACAGTTACGAAAAAATGTCTACATCTATTGATGCGGTTGATGCTCTTGTATCAAATACAAGAGGGCTTTCTGGTTCCAACATCATCCCACTAAACAATGGCCTAGGCACAACAGCTGGGTCTAACGATATACTTCAAACAGAAGCCGCAGGATATACTTTCGATCCCAATAACCCTTTTGCTGAATGCGATTAAAAAATTATGTTTACGCAATTTTACAATAAAAGTTTAAGAAAAATGGTTGTGGGATTTGGCGCATTATTTAATAATGTTTATGTTAGTCATGAAAATCCAGATAATATAAACAATCCATTAAATATTCGTGTTCCGATTACTTATGCCCCACAAGAAAAATTTATTAGAAGATTGTTAGAACCATCTTCAATTAATGATAACACTAGGATAGAAACACAACTTCCTAAGATGAGTTATATCATGACAACTATAACTCCTGATGCCTCAAGAAGAAGAGTTAAAACCATGCCCATTTTTTCTTCTTCACAATCGGGCGGTCAATGTTTGTCAACGGGCGATTCAATAAACGAACAAGTTCCAGTAAATATAGGTTTTAGTTTATACGTGTATACGAGACACATAGATGATACTTTGCAAATTGTTGAACAAATAATACCTTATTTTAACCCTGATCACGTTATTGAATTAGATTTAAATGATGTTCAAGACAATGTAAAAATTCCAATTATAATGACTTCAAGCAATATAAGTGAAAGATTTGATGGTGACTTTGGTAATAGAAGAATAAACATATCATCTTTATCGTTTGTTGCGAAGAGCTATATTTACGGAAAAGTCAATACAGGCATAAGTGCCATTACAACTGCTGGATTTTCTTTTGGTGTGGAATACGATGAATAAAAATTTAACACAGTTTTTTAATTTACCAAACGAAAATGAAAAACCATCAAAAGAAATTTCTGGTGGTACATTTGATCTTGGTAATTTTCAAAAAGATTATGAACTAGTTCAATCAAATTTAAAAGATCTTATTCAAAATGGTAATGTTGCTCTGGAAAGCGCTTTAAAGGTTGCAACTGAATCAGATTCTCCAAGAGCCTTTGAAGTTGTTGCAATCTTATTAAAAACTATGGCAGATTTGAATAATAACGTTTTAGATGTGCATAAAAAAGCAAAAGCAACAACTGGAACAGATAAAACAACCGTAAAACAAACAAACAATGCTGTATTTGTTGGTTCAACCAAAGATCTTCAAAACTTGTTAAATAAAGATAGAAGCACTGAAAAAGAAGTGATTGAAGCTGAGGTTGTTAAAGATGTCCCAAAACAATAACCAGGGTTACCGAAATAATCCAAAATTAAAACCACCGGGGATTCAATTAAATTATACAGAAGAACAGTTAAAAGAATATGTTCGCTGTGCCAATGACCCTGTATATTTTTGCAAAAAATATGTAAAAGTTAAAACTCTTGATAAAGGTGTAATGCCCTTCGAATTATACGATTATCAACAAAGATTCGTCAATACAATACACGCCAACAGATTTACAATTTCAAAGTGGCCGCGCCAATCCGGTAAGTCTACTTCTGTAATTGGTTATATTTGTCATTATGTTACGTTTAATCAAAGCGTTAGCGTGGCAATTCTTGCAAACAAACTTAAAACAGCCAAAGACGAGTTGTTTGCAAAACTTCAATTGGCTTATGAAAATTTACCACAGTTTTTACAACAAGGTGTTGTGGAATGGAACAAAACATCATTTAAACTAGAAAATGGTTCTAGAGTAATATGTGATGCAACTTCTTCAAGTGCAATCCGTGGTGGTTCTTTTAATTTACTTCTTCTTGACGAATACGCATTCTTGCCTTCTCACGTAGCAGAAGAATTTTATTCGTCTACTTATCCGACTATTTCAGCGGGAACTACCACTAAACTTATTATTGTATCAACCCCAAATGGAATGAATCACTTTCACAAACTTTGGATAGATGCAAATAGACCTGAGGGGCATAAACTTAAAAATAAATTCGTACCAATAGAAGTTTCTTGGCGGGACGTTCCAATAACCCCAGGCGGACCACGAAGAGATGATAAGTGGGCAGCAGAACAAATAGCAAACACTAGCGAAGAGCAGTTTCAACAAGAATATGGTTGTAGCTTTTTAGGTTCGTCAAAAACTTTAATATCTTCTACAAAGTTAAATGTTTTAGCTTCGGAACAGTTTTTGTCGGAAGATAAAGAAGGTCTGAGAATTTTTAAAGAGCCAAATAAAGATGATATCTATTTTAACATGGCAGATGTATCTAGGGGACAGGGATCAGATTATTCCGCCATAACAGTTGTCAACGGAAGTAAAACACCGTATGAAGTTGTTGCAACATACAAAAACAACACAGTTAGCCCTTTTCATTTTCCAACAGTAATAAAAAATGTTGCTGAAAAATATAATAATGCTTATGTATTAGTAGAAACAAATGATATTGGTGGGCAAGTGGCCTCTATATTATATAATGATTTAGAATATGAAAATTTATTGATGACCATTATAAAAGGTCGAAAAGGGCAAATGTTGTCCCAAGGATTTGCAAGTAACAGAAGTGAATTTGGTCTCAGGACAACAGCTCAAACAAAAAAACTAGGATGTTCTATTTTAAAAAGATTAATTGAAGAAGATAAAATTTTATTAAATGACGAAAGAATCATAAATGAATTGATGACTTTCGTATCCAGATCAAATACTTTTAAAGCGGACGAAGGTCACAATGATGACATGGTCATGACGTTAGTATTTTTTGCTTGGTTGTGTCGTCAAGAATATTATTCAGATTTAATTGAGTCTGCTAAATTAAATTTTGAAAATGCCAAAGATCCAGAAGAAGATAATACCTTGTTTATGTTAAATCCTTTTGACGACGAAGACAAATTTTCTGATGGGGAGGTAATTTGGTATCCGGCATAAATTTCTAAATAATAATATAACTAAGGTAAAACGATGCCAACGCTAAATTCATTTATTGCACCATTAATTTTTAGCAACGAACTAACAACAAATCCTCTCTATGCGGGTATGTTGGCTGGGTCAACATATGTTCAGCCAACGTTTAACGGGGCCTCTTCTGCCACTTCAAATGACCCAGGTGGTCTTTTCGGGTGGTTGATCTATGGTAGAACTCAGCTTGCAAACCCAACCAGAGGAAATACAGGCGAAACTTATCTTTTGTATACAGATTACAATTCATTTATAAACGATTTAAACCTTTTGCAGGGTGTGACTTATTGCTTAATATCCAAAACCACCGAGGGTGGTACTCATGGATTCTTCTCGTATGCAGGAACTGTAGTAACACCAAAAAATAATGGATATGATTTCATATACGCTTTAAATTATTTGGCATACGGCGGTAATCTAATAATTGCAGGCTCTACTAGTGGTCTGAAAGACTATCTAAATGAAAATACAAACGGTCTTGATTTGTTCTTGGGCCAAACCGGAAATGCTTCAAACGTATCTTTTGTAAGAGATAATGATTACATTTTTGGTGTATTTGCATCGACTTTAAATGGTGTAGGATTTACTGCTATAAATTATGACTCTTTTATGGGTCCAGCTTTTGTTCCATATAGCGAAGGTGCAACAGCATCGGATAGAATCTTTAATGTTGGTGCCCAAAGCTTCAAAGCAAGTTTTGCTACAGATAGCTTGCAGAGCGGAACAAGTTTAGAATACACAATCTCATCTGTTTCCGATGTAGCTGGGGCTTTTACTAGATCTAAAAATACAAATAGTTTGCCATTAACTGTTGCTGGTTCAAATTTTTCGACACCACTTAACACAAAAATTAACAATATTGTCAGTTGGACTGATGATAGTACAAAAAATGTGTACAAGAAAAATCGAGTTAATTTTTATACAAAAGTAGATACTGGTACATCTACAAGTTATTTCTTGGGATCTGATCTTGTTGGAGCAACTGCTGCAGCAGGATTTACATACACATCTGGAGAAAGAGTTGGTCCAGCATACTTACAAAATTACATTCAAAAAAATGTTAATGCAATTCTCTTAAAATATGTTTTCAGCTTAAATAATAGCACTACAAGATCATCGGCATCGACACAAATAGAATCATTTATATCAACAATATCAAATTATATTGATACAAATTATACACAAATTATTTGTGACACAACCAATAACACAGATAACAGTTCTACTTTAAATGCTAGCGTAACAGTAAAACCAATATTATCAACAACATCTTATACAGTAACAGTTTCAGTTTCTGGATCATAAAATAAATGAGTAATTCAATTACAGCATTTAAAACTGCCTTTGGTGGTGGAACAAGAGCCAACAGATTTGAAGTTGTAGGTGCCTTTCCAACTACCGTTGGTGGTTCTGCTACGGGGATAAGTGTTCCGGCAAATGAAACTAAATTTAAAATATTTGCTGCAAGTTTACCAAAAGCCGAGTTAGGAACGATTCAAGTCCCATATCGTGGCAGACTATTAAATTTTGCTGGTGATCGGGCTTATGGTTTTTGGACTGTATCCGTATACGATGATAATAATACACAAAATTTATGGAAAGCTTTTAATAAGTGGAAAGAACTTTTAGACGGTCACGTAACTCACACTGTTGCTGGTAGCGATTTTGATTATGGCGACTTGCAAGTTGACTGGACTGTAAATCAACTTGGATTAAATGGTAGCCCTTCGGCTAGCATACCGCCCATTAGAACTATTAAGCTAATTAATTGTTGGCCAAGTCAAATAAGTGCGTTGGACTTAGATATGGCAAAAGCCGATCAATGTGTTTTTAGCGTTGTTTTAACTTTTGATTGGTTTGAAATTGTAAAGGGTATTTAACCATGACAATACATATCAATGATTTTAAAACAGCATTCGGTGGTGGAACAAGACAAAATAGATTTGTTGTAACTGGTAATTTTCCTTATGGAGAGGTACAGGGAGGTGGTCCTTCTTCTGTGAGTAAATTTCATATAAGAGCTACGCAAATGCCAGCTTTGTCAACGTTAACAATGGAATATAATTATTTTGGTCGTAAAGGGTATTATCCTGGAGAAAAACAATATCCAGCGTGGAGCGTTGCTGTCATAGACGATACTCCAGAACTTTATGATATGTGGAAAAAGTTTAGCTATTGGCATAATCAAATAAACCAACACAGCAACAATATTTCAGATTCATTTAAAAATTATAAAGCTGATTCGTGGACAGTTCAACAATTAAATTTGAATGGCGAAATAGACCCTTCATTAAAAACATTTGAAATGTTTGGTGTATGGCCCAGAGCTATAATGGACGTAAATTTAAATATGGCCACCCCAAATACGTTAAATCAATTTACTGTTGTTTTGGTTTTTGACTACATTAAACTTTATTCCGGCGCTTATAACGCTGGAAACAGGTTAACAGCCGAACCATAATAAAGTCGTTCTAAATACATATATGTAAATTGAACTATTTGGATTTGAGTTTGGAAAGAAAAAAACCGCAGATCAAAACCAAGAAGAGGTTTTACAAAAGTTTTCAGTACCAGAAACTTTCGATGGTACCGTAACTGTTGAAGCTGGTGGCTTTTTTAGTAGCGCAATTGATTATACTGGAACTTTAAAAGACGAATCTAGTTCCGTAATACAGTATAGAAATATGGCTGTATATCCAGAAATTGATAATGCAATTGAAGAAATTGTTAATTCTGCGATTGTCAAAGGAACTGAAAAACGTCCAGTTAAAATGGATTTGAGAGAAGTTCCAATATCCGAAGCAATCAAAACTAAAATTTATAAAGAATTTGATAAAATTGTAAGTCTATTAGATTTTCAAGATCGTGGTTATGAAATTTTTAGAAGATGGTATATTGATTCAAAACTTTTTTATAATATTGTCATAGATAAAGACAATCCTCAAGAAGGCATCAAAGAAATATTACCAATTGATCCGATGAAAATTAAAAAGGTTCGTAAAGTAAAAAAAGAACCACAAAAAGGTTTTCATCAACCAGTTTCTTTGATCAAAGAAATTGAAGAATATTATCTTTATACTGATTCCGATAAAGATTCCTATCTTTTGACTGGACCTGGTGGTTTACACCTTTCTTTGGACAGCGTTGTTTACGTTCCATCTGGTGTAATTGACATGAACACCAAGCGCGTCTTGGGATATCTGCACAAAGCCATAAGGTCATTAAACATGCTAAGACAACTAGAAGATGCTCTTCTAGTTTACCGCGTAGCTCGCGCACCAGAACGCAGAGTATTTTATGTTGACGTGGGACAATTGCCAAAACAAAAAGCTGAACAGTATATGCGTGATATGATGAGTCGATTTAGAAATCGAATCATCTATAATCAAAACAGTGGTGAAATTCGTGATGAAAGAAATCATCTTTCTGTTTTGGAAGATTATTGGCTTCCAAGAAGAGAAGGTTCACAAGGAACACAAATTACTACATTGCCGGGTGGCAATGCTATGTCCCAAATTGAGGACGTTGATTACTTTAAAAAGAAACTTTATAATTCTTTAAACGTTCCATTGAGTCGTTTAGTAGCAGATCAAACCGGATTTAATATGGGAAGATCTGTGGAAATTACCAGAGAAGAAGTAAAATTTTATAAATTTATTGAGAGACTGAGAACACATTTTTCTAAGTTATTCTATGACTTTTTACGTGTACAATTGCTTCTACGTGGAGTAATAACAGAAGATGATTGGACTGTTCTCAAAGAACATATTAAGTTTGTATACAATACCGATAATTATTTCTGGGATTTAAAAGAATCAGAAATTTTAGCTGAAAGAATTAAGATGCTATCTATTGTAGAACCTTATGTTGGTAAGTATTTCTCTTCAGAGTTTATTAGAAGAAAGATTCTAAAACAAACTGATGAAGATATTCAAGAAATAGATCAACAAATGAAGGTTGATATTGAAAAAATGAGACAAGAGCAAATGCAACAAATAATGGCACAGCAGATGCAAGCTCAAACTGAAGGGCAACAACAATGAATGAACTTTCATCCCTAATATTAAAACAAGGCATTAAAGATCTTTTATTAGAGGAAGATTTGGCTTTTAAAAAGAGTCTTACCGATTGTTTATCTTTAAAATTAAATTATGCTCTTTCAGAAGTAAATGAGCAGCTACACAATAATTTTTTCAATAAAACAGAAACTACTGAATCAAATGAAGATTTAAATTATTTTATAGAATTTGTTGAAAAATATGATTTAAAATTTAATAATCGTTTAAAATTGAAGAATGAAACTTATATAAATATTAGTGAATCTGATTTAAAAGCTTTAACAGGGCTTTTTAATTCATTATCACCAAAAAATAGAAAATTTATGTTGGAAGAAATATTACAAACTCCGCATAAATTAAAAAACCACTTAGAGTTTTATAGAAACGCACAAACTATCTACAAGTGAGAAAAAATGGAAAATAAAGTAAACAACCTAGTAAAAAATGTATTGGAAGAAAACATTGTTCAATTTAAAGAAAATGCTTCTAAAGAATTATACAAAAAGCTATCAGATCGTTTAAAAAATGAATATGCAAATGTTGCAAAAAATGTTTTTAAAAGTGTAAATGAAGTCGCTAATCCAAATTTTACAGCTTTAACAGATACTGGTGAAGGAGAAATTAGTGCTGCTATGGGCAGTCCAACCTATGATTGGCCAGATCCACCTTATTACGGACCAGATCCTGATAACTATTCAGCCCCACCAGGAATAAGAGATTTTTTCCCTCATCCACTTAGCCCAACTAATCCACCAAAATCATCTGACTATCCAGATGATAAAGAAGGATATAAAAGAGCTAGAGAAGCTTGGGATAGAGCCAAGCAAAGGTGGGATTATTATTCTAAAAAACACGCTCAATATGTACACAATAAAAAATTTCCAAAGAAAAAACCAGGATCAGATGACACCGGACCAGGCCGCTAAAGGAAAACAATGAAACTAATTACAGAATTAACTGAAGATATTAAATACGTCAAAGAAAATGTCGGAAATGGCGATAAACATTATTTTATCGAAGGTGTATTTATGCAATCTGACGTTAAAAACCGCAATGGAAGAATCTATCCAAAAAATACCTTATTAAAAGAATGCAAAAGG